GACACTGAAAAGCTCGCAAATGTAAACGGGCTTTTGCTTAACGATATTTGCATTCCGTCTAACCCCGTGTTGGCTACGGGTGCCATCGTTACATCAGGTAAAATTTATGCTGACCGTGCGGGTGCCGACGGTATTCCGCCCTCGGTAGAGGCTAATCTCCCAATGATTTCATTTATCCGCGAGGGTGCTACCTACGGTGCGTAACTCTTTAATTTGATTTACTATGTTGACAAGAGGAAAAGAATATTACGACATTGTGGCCAAAGGTCTTGCATCTCTTGGCTACGTGGGCACTGCCGACGCTTCGGCATTTGACCTTTGGGTGAATGATATGTTTGCCGAGAAATACAATGCGGAGCAAACATTTGCGCAGATGGGTTTCCCCCTGAATCCCAACATTCCCATTAATCCGACCTACGAACAAGTTGAGGCCACTATCCGACCTTACACTATGGGCGCATACGTCGACATTGACTCTGATGGTCCCACCAAGTCAACTGATGGGTTTGCTTTGAAAACCGGCGGACTCCCCACTTTCAAACACGAAATTGTGCTCAATCGTAAAATCGTGCGTGAAAAAATGATGCTCGCTGCCGAACTCGGCAAAACCACCCCCGAAATGGAGAACATTGTAATGCAGCTCCTTTTCAATGGTGTGGATAGCTTGCTTGGCGGTAACTACAACACATTCCGCAACCAACGCAACCGCATCGTGTCAAATCAAGCCAAGTTGGTAGTTGATAAAACCAACAACCCGCTCGGCATTGCCCTGGAAATTGACTTTGGCGTTCCCACGAAGAACATTAAAACCTCAAAGTGGTACAAACGCGACAAAAACGGTGTTGCAACACAAAACTCTACCGTTGGCACAAGCATCATTCCTATCGAAGTAATGCAAGATGTTAAAGAAAACGCAGAGTTGGTTGATTTTGCAGGCCCCGGCCATTGGGAGTGCTCTAAAAAGACCTGGCGCACACTCTACAAACTTGATTACTTCAAGGTTGCATATGTTGTTGCCAATCGCCCCGACATTTCCGACGCCGACCAAAAACTCGCGTTTGGTAAGACTGTCACGGAAAATGCTATCAAGGCGTTCATCGAAGATGCCGTTGGTGCTAAAATCAGCGTCATTGACGATAAGGAGTTTATCGAAAAATACAACACCGAAACTCGCAAAATTGACACGATTGAGGTTCCCTCATTCAACGATGATGTGTTGGTTTATGTGCCTGATGGCGCAATGGGTGATGTACAGTGCGGTAAGCCGCTCTACATGGAAACTCCGGGTGCTCGCGTAGCCCTCTACGATGGTGGCCGCACATTGCTGCGACAAGTGTTCAATGATGAAAACATGGTACAGGTGATTAAGTCGGAAGTAACCGGTTTGGTTGTGCCCAATAAGACTCGCCACATGTACTATCTTTACATCGAAGGCTAAAATTTAAACAATGAGCGATAACTCCGAAACATACACCATTAAGGACTATTTGCAAGGTATCTCCGCTCTCCTGAGTGAAGATGCTTTGCAAAGGGTGCTGCACCGTCGGCATATTCCCGATACAATGCCGCTTGATGATCTATGCCAAAAAGATATAGAGCTAACCGAAGCGGAAGCGTATTGGGAGCTTACCAATCTCGCTACAAACGGAGGTACAACCAAAGATATAGATGGAAATTGGAGCCACAGTGAGGGTGGATATACGGTTAGTACAACCAATATCGCAGAATGGCGCAAGAAATATGCGATGCTCCGCAAAAAATGGGGGCAAAGCATTGACGGTCTATCTACGATTAGAGTTAACTCACAAGGCATGAGAATATGGCGCAGAAAGTAAACAATCCTCGTTGGGGGCACACCTGCAAAATCTGTTACTATACGGGCGTAAGTTCGTTTAGTGATGGTGAGTTGGTTGAACTCTACAACGGCAAGTGTAGAAAATCGAGTAGTGCCAATATCCGCACATTTTCCTCGGGTAACACGGAAAATGGTAAGGTTGAAACCGCCGATTACCGCATAAGCATTCCCGGTAAGGTTGTTGGCCTAAAAAAAGGATATTTTGTTTTCGTTACTGATGACATCTCCACTGACGTTGAAATGAGGGTTGTTGACTTCGCGTACTCTCCTATGGCAAATGCCACCGAAATATTGTGTAACACTAATAGCAACTAATCGTGGACAACTCCGCAACATTGAAGTTAGGCGAAAAAAAAGCGAAAGATATTATAGCACGATATGTGCTTAATACAATACTCGTTCCCTACGCCAAACAAGCTATTGCAGAAGCGACACAAATGCGAATAAGTGAGGGGCACAATATGACCGGTAACACCATCAACTCTTATGCAGCCGGAATATATGTGCAAGGTGAGTTGGTATTGATTCAGACCTCTATGGGTTCTATTCAGCCACCGTTGCGTAGAAAACTCGGCCTGGGTGAAAAATTCTATCCCAATCAGCAAAGATGGGATGGTGAAATTCAGGAAACGTTGTTTAAAGCGTCGGTGGCAACCAACGGCACAACGGAAGCTGAGCGCTGTATTGCATTTCTGCAAGAGTACAACGCACCACGACAAGGTTGGACTATTGTCGTTTGCAACGGAGTGGAATATGCCTCATATCAGGAAACCCAATTGGGCGTAGATGTACTAACCAACAGTTACAACTCAATGCAACAACCCCTATTTTTTAATCCGATAGACTAATGGAGAAATACAGTTATAACAGAGCTTCAATCTTACAGAGTCTTGACGAACTGTGCAAGGAGATAAGCGATAACAGATTCATTTCCACACGGCCGATTTCGGTTAACAAGGAAATGCAAGACTTTATCATTATCCGGCTACCGCAAGTTTTTCGGCAAGAGGGTGATGCAGGCCAATTTACCAACGGCCAAATTGTATTGTTTGCTCGCGATAGGCAAGGAAACATTGAAAACACCACCAAGCTTGACGCTATGACAGAGGCCGTTACCGCACTATTCCCAATTGTTACAGAGCAGTTTGTGGCAACACGACCTAAAATGTATTACGGCGGCACCGATGAATTGGGGTTTCACTCGCTCATTATTCAGTTTGAAATTCAAATTAAGTAACTTCTAATTTTCTAATATTATGGCATTAACAGTCAGCTCCACAATCACTGTGGAATCTTTGAAAAAGCTGTTTAACCGCGTTACCGATGTGTTTTTCTCGCAGACCGCAGTAGCTTCAGCCTCTGAACTCGGTGAGGTATGGCACATTCCCGTTGGCAGTGACGGTGTGAATTTTGATGCAGGTGACCCCGATATCACCAAGTACAAACTCACTAACGGTGAAGTTTGGACCGCAATTGCCGATGCGGGTGACTCCGATGTGTCGTTCCAAGTTCCCTCGGTTCACGACACCATTGCATCGTTGTTCCAAAACAAAATTACCTCGGCAGAGGAAAGCATTACACTCGAGGGCGTGACCTACAAAGGGCATGGCTACGACACAACCCCCAAAAAGGTTGCAGGTGCAATGTTGCTCCGTTCTCAGGACAAGGAAACCGTCATTTTGCTTCCCAATATTGAGGGTTATGCAACTCCGAAGTTGGATGACACCGGCAAACCGTTGTACTACAACTTCCAAGTTACCCCCGAGCCGAACTCAAAGGGTGTGGCCATTTACTACATGTTTAAGGACACCACAGACTCGGCAAGCAGCGCAAAATAGCATACGCGCTCCTTTAGATATGGGTGGTGGCAACCTTTGGCCCACCGCCCATTTTAATCTCAACAAATAAAATAACATGGCAAAGGATAAAATCACGCAACCTACACAGAGCGATGAAGCACTGTTAGACGAAATAGCACGTAATTCCACCGATTACGTGAAAGTGAGAAACAAACGCTACGGTATTAAGTGGATAAAGGCGGCAACACGACGTCGCATGACGCACTTGTTTATCAATGCTAAAGATGATGACAACGCGCTTTCCTGCAAGGCCGCAGCTTTATTCGTGCTAAACGGCTATTGGGCTATCAAATTCCGTTATTGGTATCTGTGGCGATGGTTTTACTACATACGCCAATATGACGAAGCAGAGCTATCGGAATTGCTTGCGTTGGCTAAAAAAAAAGTTCAACTGGAGAGTTACTACGTAAATATCACATTACTGACCGCGATGAAAGACACGGCAATGATGATGACGAAAGCAGAAGTAAATGCTACCCTTCAAGAACATTCTACGGGCAATGGGGCGAAATCTGCAAAGAACGACCGTGGTTAGCTGAGCCGCTAAGATTCTTAGGCATACCAATCACCCCACCGTACTATGGACTAACGAACTGCATGACGATAGCGCAAGTTGAATTGATGTGCGCCGACGTTCCCATCACTGTTTATCCGTCAGCAAAATCGAAAAACGCCCCAGGCGAGAAACATCAGCACGAGTTCAAAGAGATGTCGAAAGATGAAGTTGAACGTGCAAGAGATGAATATCGCAAGTTATATGGCGAGGGACTGCACAAAATCAACCTGAAAATTGACAAGTGAGAAATCTTTATTTATAGATGATTGGATTCTTTTTCATGGTATTTTAGTTGTTCATACTTATGCGATTGCCCCGTTGTGAAACGGGGCATTTCTTATTTGTAGGCCGCTCTCAAACAGTGTTTGTCGCGAAAATGTCACTTTGCTAAAAAACATACCAATAAATTTGCATACTCGGTGGAGTATGCGTACAACAAAATAGCCACGTTTCGCAACGCGGCTATATCGCCAAAATACAATGAAAAATCCTGATTACCTAACTGCTTTATAATGTGTCAATACAAATATAGCATTTTATCGCGAAATTCAAGTGCAAAAAGTTGTTGTGCAGCGTTCTGCGAATTGCTATCTTTGTATGTGACCTACGATATTTTCAGAAGAGGATGTTTTTCTCATTAAAGGCTCGTTGTGAAACGGGCCTTTGATGTATCCACCACCTTGCCAAGTAAGTCATGTAACCACATTAAATCACACTGAACGCCAATTGCGGTTTCGGCATCTGACGTTTGTGTGATATATGCAATTTTTGCACACATCAGCATTAATTCCTGTCTGCAATCTTCAATGCTCATTCCCCAACCATTTAAGGCGTCAACCATTGCGGCAAAATCGTAAGTTTGATGTTTCATAAGCGTAGTTTTTAGGTGTTGATTATACAGCTACAACACCTTACCAAAATATTTGTTTATGGCGGGATTTTTATTACCTTTGTTATAGCACATAGCAACAGGCAATTTTTCTTATCCATGTTTTAAAGCGATAATTAGGTTTAACGGCGTTTGGAGTTATCGGGAGATAGCTCCTTTGCTTTTCCCCACAAAAAAAAGTATATTTGTAATAAATATCAATCAGTGAGCCAAAGCCTTAGAGCTGATGCACTTTTACGGTGCGTTGGCTCGAATTTGTTTTAAAGAATATGGCAAATCTCGGTTCTCTATTCTACACCCTTGACATTAAGGACTTGACGCAAGAGCAGTTAAGTCGCGTTCAAAACAAACTCAAAAATCTCGGTGCGGAAATCACGGTAACACCCGTGGTCAATGCCGATGCACTTCAACGCCACCTGCCTAAGGGGGTGAAGTTTGAAGTAACCCCAACCATCACCAATGAAGCGTTGCAGAAAGCGGCGGAGGGTAAGGTGATGCAGGTGGCGATTAAACCGTTAGTAACCGAGTTGCGCAATTCTATCAAATCGGCATTTAACGGTGCTCCCGCCGAGGTTGATATTGCCGCAAACGCTTCGGTTTTGCGCCAAACCATTCAAAGCGTGTTAACCCGTCAGGGATTCATTGTTAACATTAACACTGCATCAGGTGAATATCTGCGCAACATACAAACCCAATTAGACGGGCGAGCTTACCACATTCGCGTTTTTGCCGACGTTAGAACGCTCGTGCAGAATATTCAATCGGCAATGGCCAACATGACAACACGCACACTCGGGTTGAAAGTGGCCAAAGATGTGCTGCGTAATTCAATTGATGCAGCGTTGGGTTCACAGCCATTCAATATACAGATTCAAATCTCAAAAACACAAGCTCGCAACGCCGTTCAATCAGCACTCAATAACGCAAGCAATGTTACAAGCTCCGATGCACTGAAATATCAACGCTTACAGTCAGGCGAACTTGCGGCCGCAAGAACAGAGCTAACGAAATTAAAGGCCGAGCATTTGAGGGCAGCGGGTGCCGCTGATGTACATACTCGTGCATCTCTCAGTCTTGGTTCCGCTATGGGTTCAAATATCCGCATATCGGGAGAATTAACATCTGCGATGGCGAGCTTGTATTCCGTTCACGCAATTAAGGAGTTTTTGGCCAACGTAGTTGA